GTTTCTTAGTTTATCCCATGACTTAGGCACAGGAAGAGTACTAGAACGACAATAGAAATGTTGGGGAGGTCTGTGACCGAGATCTGATATTGGGAATATCTGACCATCAAGGTGTGTGCATATTAGTGTAGTACGACTATCTAACACAGAGATGTATTGATAGCCATCCAAGTATGCAGCATTAGCAGTGTAAACTGCATGATCGACCTGATTGTAGACGCTAGTAGTGCTTGTGACTACCAGGCCAGTTGCATGTGAACGAGTTAATTTAAATGTCTTCATTACTTCTCTAATCATAGTCTTCTCATCGGTACCCTTAGATAAGCCTAGTCTAATAGTTTGTTCCATTCTAACCTTCTCATGGTCTGTGAGTGTTTCCCACATAGCCTCGAGCTTCTGATTCTTATATAATGGCTCTTCTAGCACTATTTCCTTAGCTATATATCTAGTAGGTGCTTCTGGTCTAATATAACTCTTAAATGCTTTATCTAAGGTATTCATAGTACTGCCTACTGTATCATTACCTAAATCAATCAACTGTCCAGCAGTCAATTGATATGCTTCTCTACTAAATCTTGATATCTCAGCATCTAGTACTGGATTGATAGGGTGTAGGTTACTAAATCCGAATTGCTGTAATGCCTTCTCCACATTAACTTGATGATCATCTATTACCACACTAACTTTGTTATCTAATCTTGCTGTATATAATCTAATTAGTGCATCTCTATTAATCTTTACATTGCCTATTGTAGTAATCGCATCATCCATTTATTACTCCTAAGCAGCTGTCTTGGCATCTGGATTCTTACCATCAGGTGCTGGCTTAGTACCGCCATCTATTACCTTACCTGCAGCATTTTGTTGCTTAACCATACTCATAACATTCTTAGCGAAACCTTGGCCTGCAACACTCTGAGGATTAGTAGGATTGGTAAGCTCATCTTCATTCATTTCCTTTCTACCTTCTTCATCATCATAATCAGAAGGCAGCAGATCATTACCCTTGAGTAAGCTAATCCAGCTAGATCTAGGTATCAGATTCTTCTCATAGATCTCAGTCATCAGTCTCAGCCAATCAGCACCTAATGGGATTGGATCAAAGTCAGCCGAGAGAGTAAATTGTATATCACCAGGCACAAGCTTAAGATTGTATCTACGATTAATCAGGTATGTGATAATAGCTGACATTGTTGCACTAATCTTAGTATTAAGGCTGCCTAATTGTGCTGTCTGTGAAGCATTACGTAATTGTAAAGCTACACCAGATTGATCTGTTTCAGGTGTCAACATACGAACACCAAGCTTGCTTATCTCATCTAATGCTGATTTGATAGCTGCTTCTAAATCTGCCAATGCTTCTGTAGGTGTTTGTAACGCACCCATAGTATCACCAGATCTCAGTTGTATCCATGTACCTAAGCCTTTATTAACAATATCATCAAAGTCTTTCTTATTCATATCACTAGCAATCCATGGTGTATATGTAGCAGCACCATAGAGTAAGTGATTACGCCTAGCAATCTTGTTATATAAGGCTACTTCCTTATCAATTAATGGGGGTAGAATAGGATCAACTGGCTCAATGTTACCATTAAGCGGCCATACAGGTATTCTAGTTAATGGCTCATTGAAAGCCTTAGGATTAATGGTCTCTTTAAGAACTGGGCTAGGAATAACCTTAGGCGTCTTAACTTCACCACCGCTAGTCGCAGGTTCTGTAGGACTAGGTGTTTCAAATACTCTAATTTGATACTTACCATCGATAATCTCATGTACCCATATTGTATCTACATACTCAGGGTGTGTATCTAGATCATTAGCAAACTTCTCAACTGTACCCTTGACAACTGCCTTAGTTAAGATAGTATTACCATTCTCATTATCAACTTTCCAATTAATTAGGTTCTCCGCATTCCATATAACTGGATAAGGCTTAATCTGCTTACGTTGTTCAGGTGTCATCTTATCTGTTTCTTCTTTCTTAACATTGGGGTAATCAACATATATCCATGCTCTGCTAGTTTGTACCTCTTCATATAATGTTTCATCTAAGTAGCCTATAATGCTATTACCATCAGCAGCTATAGATTGGGATATCCATTCCTTAGCTTCTTCAGGCACACTCTTTTGGTAATCTATTTGTGGAGGCTTTCTTAGCAAGCCACCTACTAAGAGTTTACTAAATTGAGCATTAATACCTGGCAATTCAGCTTCTCTTTTAAAGAAGTTATACTGATCTTGTGCCATACTCGGTGAAAATGGAATAAGCATATTCCTAGTATCACCTACATTAAGATCATGCTCCTTAACGTAGGTCTCACCATGTATAACAGCACGGCACTTAATCCAAGAATCATACAAACTCTCATACTTGGAATTTGGATCTTCTAACTTTTTAGTCGCTGCCATGTGTTTCCCCTAGTTGACAACCTATCTAACTTATCTAACCTGTCAGCTAGTCAGATTCTTAACATGGTCAAGAGGATCAGCCTTGGGCTTAGTCTCAACCTTGGGCTTATCTTCAGCCTTATCAGCCTTGATTGCAGCGCTGGCCTTAGAAGCCTTAACATGTTGACCTTTGTAATTAACATTTTCTAAACGATCAGGATGTAAGATCTCAAGCAGCTTTCTCATTAGACCTTGATCTTCATAACGTTCAACACTACTCTTAGAGGGATCAGCATGCGGCGGATATTCCACACCGACTTCACGTAATGCTACTAAGCGCTCATCAGCAGCTAACAATGAGGCAACTTGAGTTTCAAGAACTGGGGCGATATCACGAGCTAATTGAGGAGTAATATTGACATACAGAGAAGCATCGACAGTGCGACCTTCAGTACCAGGAGGCAGTGAGTCAGAAGCTACATTGTAAGTCGGACGAGAATTATCGGCCTGATAAGGACCATTAGAACCTTGGATGTCATTATCACCAACAGGGATAGGAGCACCCTGAACTGTAGAAGTAGTTTGAACCTTGGTATCAGTCTTATCCATGTGTAGTCCTTTCGGTTGTGAATGGAAGCAGATCATTTCTCTTTATCTGCTTTCGGAGCACTAGCTGCATCTGATGGTTTATTGGGTGTAAAGAACTTAGTTTGCTCACCATCACCATGTGGATTATTTGCAGTATCAACTATTTGTTCCCAGCATAGGATACAGAACTTAGTCTTAGTATATACTAAGCTTGAGCATGAAGCTAACATCAAGATTAAGGATAGCAATAGATATCGCATAATCATCCCCTAGAATGTAAAGCCACGAGTCGAACGTCTTATTCCGACTATTGGCCAGAGGAAATCAAACATGTATCTAACACCATCACTAAAGTGTTCTATATCCATTGACTTATCTATTGCAGCAGTATCTGGATTCTTATCTAACCACTGTGTCTTACCTATTGACTCTATCATAGGCTTACAATCAGATAACACATAAGCATATCGCTTGCCTGCCTTCATGGTGATAGGATTATCAGCTGTCTTGAATCTAGCATTTACTGCCTTAACACTCTCACTAACACTTGGATGAACATTCTTAACACATATATCAAAGCCGAAGCCTTCAAGTATGGTTAAGTCAGTCTGTCCTACTGGTGCATTTGTGTGACCAGCTTTACCTGCAGGATCAGGGTAGCAATGTATCTTTGCTACAGGCCTATCAGCTGTTACATATTTCTTGTATATAGCTTGGCCTAATAAATCAGTATTATAGCTACCTTGTATAGTAGCAACACAACAAGCGAATTGACCACGCACTACCCATACACCTGTACATTGCTTTCTTATGTTAAAGTCAATAGAGAAATGTAAGTCTTCATCCTTACCTGGAACCACACTACCAGCAGGCAACACGTTATACTTACGACTAAAGTTATAGAATACATTAGCGCCAGTATCCATAAACTTTGCTTTATATTCTCTGTCGAAATTAATCTGGTCCATTGTGTTAGCTGCCTGTATAACTTCATCTTGATCAAGATAAGGTGATTGTGTATAATCATAATGATAGCTCTTCCATCCAGGTTTAATTCCTCCATATTCATACAATTTAAAGAATGTATCCTCAGACTTTGGTGAGGCTATTGACAGTAACCGCCCTGGGTTAATCTCAATATCTTCCCCAGTTGCTCTATATACAGCAGTCTTAAGTATAGCTACCATCTTAGGTGACCATCTAGTATTAATAGCTGGCATAACAATAGCTTCAATAGCATCCTGCTTCTGTTTTTCTTTCATATTAAATGTAGGTAATTCATCAACAATCACCATATAATAACCCTTGCCTCTCATACGCTCAATAGCATCACCTGATATCATTCTTATTTCTGTCTGATTATGAAATCTAAAGTATCCAGCATCACGGCTATACTTCTCAGCCCTTGCTTCCATGCCAAATTGATGAGCTAATAATGGGTAGTAGATGTCTACAGCTTGATCATATGTTGGGCATACAACACCTACTTTCTTATTAGGTATCCATGATGGTAACATGTTAAGTTCATCAACAGCTCTAGCACCACATGCTGCAGCTAATACTGTCTTACCAAAGCCTCTACTAGCAGCTACTGTTGCATATCTAATATGCTTCTTAATAAAGAGATCATTAAATACTATTGACTGTCCTGGATGCAAATCTGTAACTGTTGGCTGATCATTAAATTCATCAAGCTCAGGACTTATATTAAGATAATCTGTGTTATCAATAAATAATCTCAATGCTTCTATTTGTTCAGGCGATATAACATCAACATCTACTGTATCATCAT